CAGATGATAAAGATGCAACCATAGGTTACTAAAAATGACAAATCCTTCTTTAATGATGATTATCCAGATGATAAAGATGCAACCATAGGTTACTAAAAATGACAAATCCTTACTTCAGAAAATTACCATCATTTGAATATGTTAGCAGACTTCCTGATGCTAAAATAGGTAATTATATTGAGGTCAAAAACCTTTTTAAAAAAGGAGCTCTTCGTCAAGATATTTTTCAAAATGTAGCGTTCTTTGAAAAATATAAAATTTTAGGAGATAATCGCCCGGACAATGTTGCATTTGAAATATATGATGATTCAACCTTAGATTGGGTTATTCTTCTTTCTAATAATATAGTAAATATTCAAACAGAATGGCCATTGACTCAAGAATCTTTTGATAATTACTTAAGAGAAAAATACGGCAGAGGACTCTCTACTGAAGAAGAAATTTATAATAATATCTACAATGGAGTACACCATTACGAAACAGAAGAAGTTAAAAATAGTCAAGGAGTGACTATTGTTCCCGCAGGACTTCAAGTTGATTCAGAATTTTCAGTCAGTTATTATGATTTTCTCACAAATGTACAATTAAATAGTGGGAACATAGCAGTTCCAGTTACAAACTATGAATATGAAGAAAAACTTGAAAATGATAAAAGAAATATATTTGTACTTAAACCAAAATATTTAAATATTGTTCTTGATGATATGCAAGAAATGATGGCATATAAAGAAGGGTCCAGTCAATATAAGACTGAGACCCTTAAGCGTGCTGATAATATCAGACTATATCAATAATCAATCTTCAGCAAGTTTCTGGAAGTAACTGTTCCAGTTCTTCCACAACGCGATCTTGTGCAGAAGGAGAAGAAGAGAATCCTTCAAGATCGTCTTCTTGCTCAACAACAGCGCGAGAGCGAGTTGGAGAAGCAGTTTTCAGACCCAGAACCATATTCATACGACGCTCAAGTTCTTCATAAGACTTGAACTGATCGGGAGCAGTGATAGCAGTCAGTGAATACTCTTTCTTCCAGAGGGCTTCCAGAGCATCGTCATCATCCAGTAGTGGTTCAACAGAACCAAATTCTGACTTGTCGTAATTCCAATACCCATCTTTCTTTACGATCTTGAGTTTGAAATTCGCACCCTGCCAGAAGTCAAAAGGATTGATAGGAGTTTCATCCTCAAACTCAGGTTGCATTGCTTCCATAATCTTGTCAAAGATTTTCTTACCATACTTGTAAAGAAAAACTTTACCTTCATTCTGAGGATTTGCAGGATCTTTTACAACGTAGATATTGCTGTAGTAAGAAAGTTTACGCTTTTGCTTACGAACAATTTCTTTATTAGTTTCAGAACCAGTGTTCCAAAGTTCGCGATTATATTCACCAAGAGGATCTTTCTGACCAACTGTAGTCAGAGAGTTTTCAATATACCAACCACCAGGACCTTGGAAAGCGTGAGAATACATCTTTGCCCAAGGAAGTTCTTCACCTTCAGGAGCAGGAAGGAAACGAATTACAGCAAAACCGTTTCCAGTTTTGTCCATCTCAGGTTTCCAGAGACGATCATCTTCTCCAGTGCTTGCGGTACTCATCTTCTCAACTTCTTTCACAAGTTTAGAAGTTAGAGAACCCAGTTTGGATTGCTTTTTAAGTGCTTCAAAAGACATTCGGATTACCTCGTATTAGTAGGATTTGGCCTTTGTGTACTCCATTATTCTACAGGTCTAAACCTGTTTTGTCAATCTGTTCCTTCATCACCTCAAGCATTCGAGTCATATTATTAAAAATGACATTCATATCAGTGTTAGGAGGCATACCCATCATAATTGCAGAACTCACAATACGCTCCTTCATCTCTCTTGCTTCTGGATCATCAGATAAACTCATTCTTGTATAAAGAACTTTTTGTTTATCCAAGAGTCTTTCAAGAACTTCAACGTGCTCAAGTTTTTCTTCTTTAGTCATTGTTGGAAATTTAAAAATATTTCCATAGATTTGTTCTTGAAGTTCTGCAATCTCAGTCATCTCTGCACGAACAACTTCGGAACTAAAAAAACTCATTGATCCTCCAAAATGATTTCTTTTAAAATTTTACGAATAAGAAATACGTCAGTATTTATAAATGGCGTATATTTTTTAACTCTACGACTGACGGTTTCCCACACTGGATCCTGCAGTTTTTTATCAAAGTTCTTTGAGTAAGAAAAGATTTTATCTAAAAGAACCATAGTTTCAAGCGATACTTGACCACTTAAATGTTTCCTCAAAAGCACGGGATGACCTTTTGAACATTTGAATATATCTTGAAACTTATTTTCGCCAAATAAAGATTGACTTTCTTCTTTAAAAAAATATGAAAGAGACTGAATCTTTTTTTGCCAGTTTTGGTATCTCGCTTCACCTTCTTTCATCATCTCACCAATCCAAAGTGTTTCTGGATCAGGGCAAGATACAAAGTTAGCAACAAAAAAATCTACAACTTCTTGATCTGATTTTTGTCGTGAAATCTTTTCAAACCACATTCTGTCCTTTCGTTTGTAGAAAGACTGAACCGTTGCTCTAGACTTACCACAGTACTTAAAATAATCATACTTATCATCTATAAAATGCCTTTTTAATGATAGATAACATTTATAGGCATCAAATGGAACCACTTTATTCATCCCCATTATTACTTTCAAGTTTCCTTTTTTTATAATATTCTCTCATATATTCTTTGTGTTTTTCACTATTCTTTTTTCTATATTCTTCTCCATATTTCTTTTTGTATTCTTTTCTACTTTCACTTTCTCCACTATGATATTTTTCTCTTTGTTTTTTATTAAATTCTTCTTTATTTTCCTGCCAATATTTTTTTCTACTTTCTATATTTTTATAATATCTTTCTTTCTGTTCATTATTTAATTTTTCTTTATTGGATTGCCAATAATTTTTATGGTAGTCTTGATTTTTCTCCAACCACTTTTCTCTCGACTCTTTTCTTTTTTTATTCCTCTCCTCTTCCGTAAGAAAAGTTTTATTGCCTAACCCACCAAGAGATTCATTAATAAGAATTCCGCCATCAATTTTTCTTCCATAAAGAAAAATCATATATTTTTCAAACTGAAAACTTTCTTCTTCATTATTAAATTTTTTTAAAATAAGTACTTTTTCTTTTTCAGGAGGAGAAAATCCACCATTACTTCTACGATGTTTTACATAACATCTTTTACCACTTCCCTTTCCGATATAATAAGGAGTTTTGTCTTCTCTCAAATAGGCATAAACATACCACATATTAAAAGACCAATTTTGCTCTGGAAGTCTTCTTGAGAAAGTTAAGTTCCATTGCTTCGTACTTAATCTTTTCTTTAAGAGGTTTTGAAATGAGTTTCGGAACTGATTCCAAATCAATATTATTTTGCTCGCAGAAATGAATGATAGCATCAATATAGTTCATTTCGACATTGATTTGCACAAGATTTTCGATTTCCTGTGCAAAACGTGATGGACAGAAGAACTTATTTTCTAATGCTTTCTCTAATTCATTCTCCATCTGACCTAGTATTGTGATGTACAAATTCTTTAATATAACGAACTAATAACTTAATATAGTCTCCCTTGTTTCTTTTGTCAAATACCTTGACTTCTCCACCAGGAGTGACCATTAATGTGATAAGTTTTTTAACGACTTGCCCTGTACGTTCATAATATGCAGCAGCGTAAAATGTTTCTTGAACGAAATAATTTTCAATCCACTGCTCTGGTTTAATTTTTTCTGAAGTCTTAAAGTCAATAACTGCTAACTCTCCTTCGTATTCTGCAATACAATCAACCCTTCCTGCAAGTCCAAGGTATTCAGAATAAAGAGTTCTTTCAATCGCATGAATATTATTTATCTTATCAAGATAAGGTTTTGCATGAATAAACATAATCTTTGTCATGGGGTGATAATCATCCCAATTCAATTCCTTATTTTCCAAATAATCCTGACATACTTGGTGAAAGTCAGTTCCTCTTGCTGTTGCTTTTCTTGTAATACGATTTGCTTCTTCAAGTCCTACACGCTTTCGCCAATCAATAAAGATCTGTCGATTGTAGAAAGAAGTGACTGAAGTAATTGAAGGCACCCACTGCCCATCAGGAAGATGGTACAGACGGATGCCATTTGTTTCTTTTTTTTCTAGTTCAAGATCACCTAAGAAATTATGATGAGTAAAGGTCATAGATTTAGTTCATTTTTTGCAATTAAATATTCTTTAACAAGTCCGCTGCGGCAAACATCTTCAATACCAAATTCAATAATATCAAAAGAAGGCATTACGCGCAAGATTTTCATAAAGTCAATAATACCATTCTTTTCATTTGTTTTAATTAAATCGGATTGAGTTGCATCGCCACAGAACATAATTTTACTGTGCTCACCAACACGAGTAATGATAGAATCTAGTTCATGGAAGTTTAAATTCTGAAACTCATCTACGATAATGATAGCATTGTCCAGAGTAGTTCCGCGAATAAAAGAAGTGCTCCAAAAACTAATCGTTCCCTGAGTTTTGAGGTTTCCATAGAGCATTTCAAATGATGCATCGTCAGGCATTTGAAACATATACTTTACCATATTCTTATAGGGAATTTGATAAAGAGAAGACTTATCTTCATGATCTCCGGGAAGAAAACCAATCTCACGAGTGGCAACAAGAGATCTTACAATATAAACTTTTTCATAAGGAGTTCTATCATCTAAAACTTCTTTAAGAGCATTGTACAATGTAATGAAAGTTTTACCTGTTCCTGCACAACCGTAAGCAACTAAATGTTTACCTTCAGAATATGATGTAAAAAGTTTTTTTTGATTTTCTGTGAGTGGATCTATGTCAACTAAGTATTCCGCATTTAGTGGTTTTTTACGCTTCATTTGACGAGTTGTAAGACCAACACCAATTGGTTGATCTGCTCTTTTTCTTCTTGCCATAAGTGATTACAGTTTTTTTACGGTTGACTTTGGAGCTTTGCTTGCACGATCTAAGACTTCATTCCACCCAGGATTTCTTGCAATTAGTTTATCCCGCCATTCCCCGACTTCACCGGGAGAAGGACAAGTAGAAGGATCAGACCAATCACGAATCCAGTCAGGATTATCTTTTTTCCACTGATCCCAATCGTGGATACTCATTTCCACTTCTTTTTGTTCACCAGTGATTTTATGAATAATTGGATATGTTGCCATAAAGTTATGAATTCAAGATAATTTATTTAGATCCATTCTAGTGCTTCTGAAACTGATGGAAATTGTGTTTTAAAGACCTCTTTACACTCAAGAGCAATATCCATATGTTCTTTTTGAGTTCCATTTTTTTCTCTGAGTTTAATATAATGAATCCACGAACGGCAAGAACCCGTCATATAGATGCGT